AGCGCTTACATACAGTATTAATACCCACATCATAAAATTCAGCCACATCAGGAGGTAACTCTTTAGCTACTCCAGTACCTACTCGAATAGTCTTCAAATTACCCCATATAGCCTTATAATTGTAGTAGGAGAACTCTCTTATTTTAGTTCCCCAGCTTGTCCAATCTTTCATTCATACTCTATTTTATAGTTATCTTTAAAGTGTTTGTCAAGTATTGCTTCTAATCCTGCCCTATAAAAGTCTACAGGTTGCTCACCATAGGGAATCCATAAGGTAATAACACCATCCTCCATGTATAAGGTTGGTTCCATATCAGAATAACCATATGATGACGGAAATAGAGGTTTTAGCAACTCATAGATAGAATCCGTATCTATTCCCTTCTCTCATAATAGCCTCGTCAGTTAAGCCACTACCATAATTATCAAGGAAGGCTAAAAAATCTTTTTTATTTTTTTCAATTGCGGCGTTTTTTTGTTCCGCTTCTTTATTCCCTTTTAGCTTTAATCCCAATCCGATCAAGCCACCAATAGAGCGGCTTGTATTTCCATAATCACTAGCAAGACCTTCTTCTAAAGGCTTTGTATTTAATTGATTTTGAAATCTGAATAAATTAAAATCAGGCATTCTCTTTCACTCCTTTTTGAGGAATAAACGCACTCGCAAATCCAAGAACATCTCCAAAAATAGAACCCAATGCCGTTGGTGCAGACGCTTCTGAAATACCCAAGTTCGCTAGTGCTTGCTGAATAGATGAATCATTTTGTAATTGAGATAATAGAGCGTTTGTAACACCCTCTTGTGTATCTCTCACTGATGTTTGATAAGCGTTCGCAACATTTCCCAAATTAGAACTATAAGCTGTATCTTGATTTTGTTCACGAGTTACGTTTCCAATATCAATGTTTAACTCGTCTAGTAACTTGTTATAATCAAATGATTTTTCTTTGTTCATTTGTTCTTGTGCATCGCTGTATAGTTCCCTTGCTTTATCTGATGCGACGGCTTGAAGTTGCTGCCCTGCACCACCACTGAATAGCCCACCTTGCCCAGCTAATGTATTTTGTGCGGCTTGTGTCGCTTGATTAATCATATATGATGCGTTGGGGTCTAAGTAATCACTTACTGTTTTATCCCAATCAAAATCACTAACTTTTGAGCTATCTACAGAATAGTCTTTATTACCAGCTTCTTTAATGCTATTAATCCAATCACTTACTGAAGAAGAACCACCTAGCTGATTTTGCAGATTTTGGCCAGTCCCTTTTATTGATTCCAAAATTTGGGCATATGTTTGTCCAGATTGGGCAAGAGTATCTTGTAACGTACTTTTTGCATTATCATACGCCTTTTTTTTACCCTTTACATTAGTAAGGCCTATTGCATCTGTAGCACTTGAAATGATATCACCTAATGCCATTTTATTTCCTCATTGTTTTAAAATTAAGTTCGCTTGAATAAATGCAAGGCCATCTAATGAAACATCTAATGATGTCTGTTCCTTACAAATATAAATTTTATTTGTTCTTTGGTACAAATTAACCCCGTTTATTTTCTGATAAAAATTAAAGTCTAAGGTGTAGTCATATACAGCATTTGGAAGATTAAGTTTTTTAATTGCAGATAAATTAATTAATCCATTTGATTGAAGGAGTCCAACCATCCCATTCTTTATTAGTACCAACGGAAGTAAGTCTTTTGTTTCTGAAGAATATGGATTTGTTACGTTGCTTGTTATCATTTATCTACCGCACTCTGTATAATCAATAATAGCTTTAGAAATATTAAATGGGGCTGGGTCAGTCATCGTTACTTTGAACGCAATTCTTTGTGGTCTTCCTAAGTTTCTGAAAATACATCTTGAGTTATACTCTCCGATTCGACCTGCCTTTGCCCACTTTTCTCCAACCCATGTATAGCCCCCATCTACGCTTATCATTAGCATCACATTAGGATTATACCCCTCAGGCGTTGATCCATTCATTTGCTCGTCGTATTCTTTTTCAATATTCGTTTTTCCAGAACTAATTATTAGTTCTAAAGAATGGACAATCACCTTTTTAAAATTGTTGATTATTATGCCAGTTGTTCTCGAGCGTTCTATCACTTTATCGTTATAATCTGTATATTTATTTTTATCTAGATAAATTAATTTATCTTCATTAAAAGCACCCATTATTATTTTATCTGAATACTTTATAGCGAACGCAGGGAACCAACATTTTTGCTCATTGTTGATGTCTCTTGTCGCTCTTGTATGCCATTCATTTTCATCAAAGTCATAGCAATAAGTTCTATTAGCAGAAGGGAATGATATAACATAAAATGTGTGTTTCCCGTCTACATAACAAAATGAGAATGCATCATCTGTTCTTGAAAAGCTTTCTATTTGCTCTTCTATCCATGCTGAAGAAATCTTTTCAATTCCCTGCCCATCACTTACCCAAATGGCATTAGTCCCTACTGATGACGCACCCAAAAAAATTAATTTGTTATTAATTGAAGAAACGCTATATGGTGCCTTACATCCAATTGAGCTATTTTTTGTAGACGTTATAAAAGGTATGTTGATATTATCTTGCCATCTATACACTTGATAAGAACTATACCCGATCACAAATAAATAATCGTCCATTGCCTTTATTGCAACTATGTTATCACTTCTGAACTCCGCTTTTATATAGTTAAGAGATCCCATCCAAACATCTTCTGTGACTAATGTCCCATCAACATACGAGCCTTCGGAAGGTGGGTAGTATTGATTATCGTCTGCTGTTACTAAAGTTCCGTCCTTTTTCATGAAAGTATATCTCGTCATATACTTGTAAAAAGCATAATTGTTATTAATGCCGTTCGGCTTTCCAAGCTCTGAATAATAAAAGTAATCACTGTCTTTGTCGTTACAAATGATTCTGTAATTCAAAGCCGTAATCATTGTAGGCTTTATGCTTATTAGCTCCCCAGCCTTTTTGGGTAACTCCATCACATCGACAGATACTAACGAACTTTCAGTTTCTAAATTAATAGTGTAGATATTAAAAGATGAGCAAATACAAAGATGCGCAGGTACTCCGCTTGTCTCAGCGAAAGAAACAGGCTCACTATTGTCTGCAACATCGCCAATATAATCATAAGAAAAATCATTATATATTCTGTAAACCCTCGCCCCATACACACCATACAGCAAAGGTGTTCCAGCGTTATAGCTTGTCAGCGGGCTTGTTGATGCAATGTATAAGCCTCTGCAAAATCCACCTAGTTGCGATAATATTGTTCTTGAGCCAGTAAGACTTTTTAGTACTTTGTTTGTGTAATGCTCATTAGATTCCAGAGTTTCTGGAAACATATTAAAATTTTCTTCATGAGAAAGAAAATCTAAATCTTTATACTTTGATGATCCACCAGTGAATGAATTAAGAATCTTTTTCATAAAAACAGACCAGCATTAAATTTATCAAACTTGCTTATTGCATATTCGCCAAAGTCATAGTTTTTGAAGTTTGCTTCCTTGATTAATTTTTTTACCTCTTCAAATTCTTTTTTCTTTTCAATATAAAGTAACGAGCTAGGGGATATATCATCATTCACAAGTAAACGTAATTGAACGTCACTGATCAGAAGATTTTGGTATTCTGGCGGTAACGTAAATTCATCGTTCAAATTAAATGCTGGTAAGTCTTCTTTAATAACGGCTTCTAAATCATACGAAACATTTTTTGTATCAAAAAAAAGCTGAATCATTCGAACACCATCAACATCTATATTTCTTTTTATAGCAAATAATGATGGTAGGCTTCCGTTATTAGTAAGCTCATAAAGAGACGCAAGCTGTACTTGTCTTATGCGTAGCTTGCTTGAATTACATAATACATACAAAGCAGCAACATCTATTCCGTTACTTACAAAGTAATTTCCATTTATTTTTTGTGGTGTTTCGCTGTGGTAATTAAAAGACAGTAGCCCTTGCGTGTTATAGATGTTAATGCATCTATTCATCAATGAAAGAATTCTATTTGCTTCTTCTAACCCTACGGAATTATTTCCGCTAGTGTAGTTAATGTCTGTTTGTTTATCATTTAGTTTATATTTTTCATCTTCTATTAACTTTTCAAACGCTATCTTATCATTTAGTAGTTTTTCA